CGCAGCACTAGCGACGACCCGCCTATGATCCCCACCGTCACAAGATCGAACGCGAGCGCCTCGCCTTGCTCCGCGTCTTTCTGTTTCTCCGCCTTAATCGTTAGCGTGTCCCCGGTGCGCTCAGTTTTTAGCGATGCGTAGACCCCAGCCAGCAGCGACGACGACCCGCGCAGCCCTCGCGTTATGTCTTTGCCGCTATGGTGAATGCCGAGCACCGCCGCGCGCGTGTGGCGTTTCACGGTTTCCGCCGCTTCGACAAAAACCCCCATCGCTTTCGCGTCGTTTTCATCTTCCCCAACTAACGACCGGGCCACCGTGTCGATCACCACGAGCGCGATGGGCTCACCCATCGCGTCGATGGTTGCAAGCAGTTTGGATAGTTCCGCCGCGTCGACCATGGCCACCGCTTGGGGCACGACGTACAGCGGCGGGTTACCCCTGGCCGCGTTGGCCGATTGCCACGCCTTCACGCGCTGGCCCATTCCCCCGACGCCCTCACCCGCGATGTAGAGAACCGCGCCGCGCTTTGTTGCGCGCCCATGCCATGCGCGGCCCATCGCGACGTGCAACGCAATGTCCAACGCCGCGAACGATTTACCCGCACCCGGCGCCCCGTACAACACCGAAAATTCGGCGTCTGGTAGCACTCCGTCCACCAGCCATTCGACCGGGGGACGTGCACGGATTGCGCGGATATCCAACACGTCGAACGTGTCCGCCGATAGCTCGGCGGCACTACCTATGGGTGCACCCGACCCATCCCCCGCAACCTCAGCGTGCAAATCGGGTAAATCGGGTAATCCGGCATAGTCAGGGCTAGGCGCAGAAGTTAAATGCGGCGAATTTGCGACAACGACAGGGGCTCGACGTGAAAGTTCGAGCAATTCCGCGCGACCGTTTCCAGCTTCAAAGAAATCAACCACATCACCTTTGTCGGCGAGGCCCGGAAGCCGCACAATCTTAACCTGTGTCGTTTCAAGGTCCAGCGACGCGATGACCTTGTTCGTAAACTTGTCTCCCTTTTCATCCTGGTCAGGCAGCGCGATGATCTTGCGACCATTGAGATGCTTTGGATGGTGCTCCTTCCATCCGCCTGATGATCCGTTGCAAGTAGTGGCGAGCAGCCCAACTTTGCGTAAGGCGTCGGCGCACTTCTCGCCCTCGACCAGGAACACTGGGTCGTCTGGCCGGGCCAGCAACTCCGGCAAATTGTAAAGCGGTATCTCGATGCCCTTGACGCCGGATGCGCGCCGACCATCGACGAACCTGTATTGTTTAAACGTCTTGTTGCCATCCGGTTTGCGCCAGCGCTCGATCTCTGCAATCAGTTCGCCGTGCTCGCTGACGTATCTGTAGATGCGCTCGATCTTGTCGAGCGGCACGAGGTGCTCTTGATCCCGACGCGGGATGCCAAACTTAGACTCTAAGATTTGGGGGAGCGGCTTGATCGACGCGCCTTCTTTTAGCCGCACGAGGTCAATAACCCCACCGCCCTCGTCCGCATCAAAGTCGTACCACGTACCCTTGATTAGGCATAAGGACATGCTGCCATTGGTGCCCCACCGCAACTCGCGAGCGTTGCTTAAAGCTTTATTTGGCGGGCCGAAGTAGTGTGTCGCGACTGTTTTCGCATATGCCGAAATGCTCACTGTGCTTCTCCATGTGTCGAAAGGGGACGGCGTGACCGCCGCCCCCTCTACCTCAACCTAAAAAATATCTCCCTCGTCGGCAACCGGGTCTGGACCACCGCCAGCTTCCATCTCGGCTGGCCGGGAAACCCAACCTTCAATGCTCCAGTCCGGAACCTTAAATGTTAGCTCGCCGCCGGGGGTGTTAATCTTTACACGCTTACCACCCTTCAGGGCCACGAGCGGCAGCTTGCCCTCGTTGGCGGCCGACTCAGCGACGTAGTTGTCGTGGAGTTCATCGAGCACGCGGACAACAGTCTTTGCCGTCGAGGATAGCTCGCGCAGCCCAAGCTCTTTGTTATAAAGGCGCAGTCGGAAGCCCTGCTTGTAATCGTCGCTCGGCTTCGGAGGCATGGCCCCTCCAATTTTAGTCACCTTGAAATCCACTGAAGGCGAATAGCTAATCCAGCCGACTTCGATGTTGTCCATGTCAGCCACGAACTCTACCGGAGTCTGTATCTCAACGTCGTCGCTACTCCAGGTTCCGTCGCTACCCTGGCTCCGGTTGCGCGCGAGAAAATCGCCAGACTTCGCATCCCACTTCGCGATGGGAGTAAAGTCTCCACCGCCACCGCCACCGCCACCGCCATCGCTACCGTTGCTGATCCCTAAGGCCATATTAGTCTTCCTCTCTATTCTCCGGCAGCACCATCGCTGCGGGATTGGTTAGAAGTTCGCGCGTCACCATCGCAAACGCGCTGAACGTCAATTCACAATAATAATTCCAGTCGTATTTTTCGCAGCCATCAGCCATCCGAACCATGGCTTGCACCGGCACGCGCACGAGGATGGGACGCCGGTCAAACTTATAGATCAGGCACGGCAGCAGCCCGGCTTTCTTCGCTGCGGTGCAGGCTTGCTCCCACCACAACGGAGACGCGACTCCGCTGCCAGCGTAGCGTTTGCACTCGAGCAAGAACGGCCAGTTGTCGCAACCGACAGCAACCAGGTCGCCGCGATCCCGCTCTCTGTATTGCTCAAGGTCGCGTTTAAACTTCACGCCAAGCTCACTCTCAAGCTCGCTGGCTATCAACCTTTCAAACGCAGCACCTTTCGCGCGGCCATTAACCACTCTGTCGCGCAGCCTCGATCATCCTATCGAGCGCAGGCTTGCGGTCTTGCAGGTAAGCCTTTGTCTCGCGCTCTAAAATTTCATCTACGAAACTGGACCTGTTGCGATGCGCCGAGTGCTGAAGTGCCTCGTCAATCAGCGCCATCGTCTCGGGTCTCAAGGAGAATAGTGCTCGTTTCATCTTTCGTATCGCATTCATCACAGAAAAACCTTGCTCGTTGTGGTTGGTGAATTTATATATCGTTGAGCACTCGCAGATGCAAGTGGTATATCCAAGCTATATCCTGGAGGACACAATGGTAGGGAAACTGACACCGAACGACATTGCGACGGCCAGCACGGTCGCCGCGATCATGGGCCTCAACCCATGGAACACGCCCAACGACCAGTTAAAAAAAGCTATCGACGCCACCGAGGGTCGCGCTGACGACTGGCAGGGGAACGAAGCAACGGGCTGGGGCGACCGCCTCGAAGGCGTCATTATAAAGACAGCCGCTGAAAGGCTTGGCCTGACTCACGTTAAGACCGAGTTCAGCGAAGCCTTTTTTCATAAGTCGGCCCCGTTGGCTTGCAGCCTAGATGGCGAGGCGCGTGGGTCTGGCTTCGTTTCGACTGACACGGAACGCGGCATTTACGCCGTCAACGCCCCAAAGATTGCGATCAGCGGGCCGGGGATTATAGAGAGCAAGCTGACATCGGCACAGCCAGAGATGGTGCCGCCACCGTACCGTGGGCCGATTCAGTTGCAGGCGCAGATGGCCTGCACTGGGCACGACTGGGGAGTGGTCGCCACTCTGTATCGTGGCATTGAGCTACGGCTTTATGTCTACGCCCGCGACCCCATTATGCAAGAGCAGATCATCGACGCATCGGTTGAGTTTAAACAGCGTGTTACTGACAGGGATTGGTATCCGCCGATGTCTAGCGAAGATGCGAACACAGCTTACAGCCGCGTTGACGACGGCGGTGGCAGCATTGATTTGTCCGCAACCTCTGGGGCTGAAGGCTTTCTCGAACAACTTGTCGTCGCGAAGCAACGCAAGAAAGACGCGGATGCCATGATTGACGAGGCGGAGCGCGAAATAAAGGAGATCATGGGCTCGCACCAGTACGCCCACGGCAGTGCTGGGAACCGCATGTATCAAGTTGCGTGGTCAGATAGAAATTACTCTGCCAAACCAGAGAAGATTGTCCCGGCTACGCCTGCGCGCAAGGTCAGGACAAAGACGCTTGCCCTCAAACCTTTAGACTAGTGAGGGGGGCGAGGCATTGAGAGAATTATTCAGCTTTCCTATATCGCAATGGAGCAGAGAATCGCCTCCTGCATCCCACAAACTCTGGCAAATGCCGGCCTGTCGTGGGAAGATTCTGACTGATACTTTCAAAGTGAGGCCGACGCCATGACCCCCGAAGAACGCGAGCAGCCTCAGTTGAGGGTTCTTTCCCTTGGGGCTGGCGTACAGTCTACCACGATGGCGCTGATGGCAGCGCATGGTGAGTTCGAGCATATGCCTGACTGCGCGATCTTTGCCGATACACAGTCAGAGCCGAAGGCGGTCTACGACCACTTGAACTGGCTGATGTCGGACAACGTGCTGCCGTTCCCGGTGCATATCGTGACGCAGGGATCGCTGCGGGACACTGTGGTTCGCGAGGCCAACGCTGGCCGGTTTGTTTCGGCCCCGTTCTTCACTAGCGGCGATGCGGGCGGCGGATTATTGCGGCGACAATGCACCCGCGAATTTAAGATTATGCCGCTTAACCGGGAGATGCGGCGGCTTGCGGGCTACAAGCCGCGCCAACGGATTCCTGCGCAAACGGTTGAGTGTTGGATAGGCATATCACTTGATGAGGCTGTGCGGATGAAGCCAAGCCGCGAGCGGTGGATTGAAAACCGTTGGCCGCTTATTGAAAAACGAATGAGCCGCAACGATTGCTTGCGCTGGATGGAGAGGCATGGGTACCCACTGCCCGCCAAGTCAGCTTGCACGTTTTGCCCGTACCACAACGACGCGCTGTGGCGGGATATGCGGGACAACGACCCTGACTCTTGGGCTGACGCCGTTGCTGTTGATGAGGCCATTCGAGACAGCCGCTCGTCGGGCGTCAACGAGCAACTTTTTGTTCACCGCTCGCTAAAGCCCCTGCCAGAGGTTGACCTGACCACCGTCGAAGACGAGGGCCAAATCAACATGTTCAACGAGGAATGTGAGGGGATGTGTGGGATATGAAGGTTAAAACAGTAGAGTCCTGTCCAGTTAATATTTACATTCGTAAGGGCGGCGAGCGAATAGTCACTAACGTCCCTGCCCGCGATATTTTTTGTGTGAGCGGCGTTTCGCCTTATTTTTTGGCCGGGTCAGCGAGCTAGAGCCGATTGACGTAACATGCTTCACCGGCTCTGGCCTCGCGGCCACGCCAATTATTTTATTTTTTGCCATCCCTCGTCACCTTCGCCACAATGATGTTTACGAGCGGAGCTATGATGCGCGCACCATCAACTCGCTCGATGATTAGATAGCCGCTCTCGCTATCGACGGACCAATCTTTGTCGCTCGCGATTGGGATCGCCTCTGACGATCCATCGCTGAAGTCGATTTCAAAAATCAGCATCCATCAGTTCTTTCAAGTGTTTAGGCAGTTTAGGCGAGAAACTTATAGCCCCGCGCCGGGTCACGTACGCGATGTAAACTCCCAATTTTTTCTGCGCTTGCGTCCGCACTCTGTGTATCCTCGATGGGTTTGATCGACCTTTAACAATTCGCTGCTTGTCTGTCTTGCTGTCCAAATAAACAACGTCCTGCGTCTCGTTGTGTATGCAGATCAAGTCTATCGGAGAGGTGCCGCGAAACGCGGGCACATAAACAGTGAAGTCTTTCTGTATCATATGCAGCGCCAATGTCGCCTCGCTGATCGCGCCGCGCTGATGGTGGCCTCTACCCGCGAATTCGCTTGGCATACCTTTCCGATCTCGCGGGCGTTTGCCCGGCGTACTTGCTGTCGAGTAGCTCTGCGGCAGCCTTTTCAAATTCACCGTCCTTCATTGCAGCGAGCATCCGTTTAAACTTCATCAAGTTAGGCAAGCCCATCTGGAACGCAAGCTCCACCAGAACTTCCTTGCGCTGATTATCCAGAGAGGAGGCCCACGGCAGAGCCTTGCCAAGCTCACCAATGCATCGGCGCACATCGTTCATCAGGAGG